GAATACAAAAAGCTGAAAAAATGCAGCGTCTTTGACTATGTGCCGGAATGGAAAAAGAGAGAAGAAGAGGGTGCAAAGCATCGCACGGCAGGAAATCGCACATTGGCCGCTCCGCCCGCACCACAGCCGTCGCCTGCATCGGGGAAACGGCCGGATATGCAGCCCCAGACTTCTCCCACCGAAGAAGCCGCAGCCAGCGGAAGCTCCTGCGGAAATGACAACATGACTCCGGAGGAAATTGGTCTTGTGGAGATGACCTGCGAAGCTATTCTGGAAGGCGATGACCCGGAACTGGAAGAACTGGACGATCCCACTCGGATACCGCCGGGCCGCGGCATATAAAAAGAGACCGATTTCTCGGTCTCTCTTTAAAGAAAATATTCCATTGTCAGCGTACTATTTGCCCGTACTCTCGCTTCATGGCGTCAATCGAAACGACCCATTGCCTATATCGAAAAAGAAAGAGGAGGTGCCCGTTATGAGGGCAGCGAAAATGAAGGAGCGTCCAACTTTCCAACTGATGTGCCAGACAGATGTGCAGAGTATTTATCATATGCAGATGCCGCGCTGGTTATTTTCTGATCCACGTTACTGCGAGATGAGCCTGGATGCCAAGGTGACCTACACCTTTCTCTTAAACCGTTTCCAGCTTTCCCGCAAAAACGGTTGGGTCAATGACCGCGGCGAGGTCTTTGTGATCTTTCCTCGCAAAGCGCTTGCCAAAGAGCTGCGCATCTGTGAGCAGCGGGTCACGGCAGCTTTTAAGAAGTTGGTGGAGCTCAAGCTGGTATGGGAAAAACGTTGCGGGCGAGGTGATGCCAATCAGATCTATCTTGCCCGTGTCACACCGATCGAAGATCCGGACTATTCCTGTGCGCCGTTTATCACGGAGGATGAATCGGAAGTACGCGGTTCAAGAACCTCGGATCTGGAGGGTCTTGCTGACGGGAAACCCTCAGCAGCATGCCAAGAACCGCAGAATCTGCTGTCCAAGAATCGTGAAGATCGCGTTTCAAGAACTGCAAAATCCGCGTTCCCAGAACCGCAGAAATTGACGCCAAGTAAGAAAGAAAAAAGAAAGATTGATCAAAGTCATATGGAAGTCCGTCCGTCTGTCAGAGCCCCAGTGCAGGACGGACGGACCGACGGGGACGCAGAAGAAGAACTTTTGGATATTTTGGACGGCTGCGAGCTTGAATGCTTCGCACCGGAAACCGCTCTGGTGTTTGAAAACGCCATTGAGCGGCTTTTTTATGCCGACAGCTTCCGTATTGGCAATGCCACGCTTCCGCAAAGCCGCGTGCGGGCAAAGCTCAGACGGCTGGACGGCTTGATCCTGCGGGAGGCAGAGAGTAAGCTCCGCGCCAATCAGGAGCGGAACGTAAAAAACAGCACGGCATACACCATGGCGGTGCTGTTCAACTGCATTGCCGAAAGTGAGAGCGATCTTATGATCGACCCATATCTCAATACCATCTGCGCGGCCGTTTGAAGGGAGGGAAAACAATGCTGCTATCCAACCAGCAAAAGTATATTCTCGAAATACTCAAGGAGTTTAAGTACCTGCGTGTCCGCCAGCTTCATGCCATGGTGCGAACCCACTACCGCGCGCAAGGAATCGAGATCGACGCAAGACGCATGGAGATTATGCTTCGCCAGATGCGCACAGGCACCAATTATGTCTGGCTGCGGGGAGATGTGGTCTCTTACGGAGACCGCAGGATAGACCCTCGGCTTTTGGAAGCACTGGACGTTATGCTGGAACTGACAAAGGCGCAGCCCGGATTTTACTCAAAAGACGGACTGCATGAACCGTTTCTCCTGCGCTTTACCGGAAACGGCAAAGGAGCCGGATATCTTTTCAGCGTGGCATGGCTGGACGCCGCTACTCACATTGCAACCGTCCCCCGTATGAAGGGCGAGCGGATCATCTGGATCTCCGAAAGCAATTCCTTTGGAGAAATCGATCTGCCCCGGCATCACTTTTTCGCCGCCCGACAGAAGGACGGTACTCATCGCTTTTTTGGCTCCAATGAGCCGGAAAAAATATAACACTTAGGAGGAACATTATATGGCAAGGAAAAAAGTTACCCCTGAAGAAGAGATTGTAAATGCTGCCGGTGAAGAAGTTATCCCGGAGAGTATCCCTGTGGATATCGTACTATCTAATGAGATCTGCACAGATACCGAAACATCTCCCTCAGATCTGCCGGAGGGGGATCTTTCTGCGGAGGAAACGGCAGAGCAGTCGGAGACGCTTCCTGCAATGGAGGCAGCCGAGGCGAAGCCGTTTGGACTATCTGCAGCAGAAAAAACTGCATCCCAAGAAGAAAATGATACTGTTGAGAAGAGAGCGGAAGAAGCGGAACTGCACGAAGAGACGTCGGAATTTCTTGAGGCAGCAGAGGATTTGCATTCAAATCTGCCCGCATCTGCGCCGCAGGGTTCTGAGGCCGATGAAGCGGATTGGGGCTTTGAGGAGCCGGTCACGGAAGAAGCCGCTGCAGAACCTGCGGAGGATGAATGCCTGGCAGCAGATAACGCCGAAACGCTTGATGCGTCGGAAGAAAAGAGCGAGCGCACGCTCTTCTACGAGCTGGACTTCAATGAACTGGATCGGGGGCTGAGCGAAGAGGAACGGAAAGAATGGAACTCCATCTATGCCTCTTTCCGCGGCCGCAGCGCCATTACCGGAACGATCATCGGTGTGGATCTCTACGCAAGATACCTTCCGCGCAGCGAGGCAAGAATGCTTGAAAATAAGCGGGAGCTCTGTGCCGTTGTGGTGCCATATCGCATCCCCATTCTGATCCGCGAGTCCGAAATGTGGGAACTGGGAGAGGAGCGACCCGACTTCGTGCTTCGAAATATGGTGGGGGCCAGCATCGATGTGATTGTCACCAAGGTGGAGCGTACCGCTAACCGTGCACAGGCGTCCCGCCGTCAGGCCAGTCGCAGCCAGCGCCGCTTTTTTGCTGCCCGTGAGGATCTTCATGCTGTCGGTTCCCGTATTACCTGCAGGATGCTGGCGGTCGGCCCCCGCCGCTGCCTTGTGGACTGCTATGGCTACGACCTTGATATGACGCAGAGAGAGATCCGCTACGCGGCCATCCCGGATCTTCGCACGGAGTTCCACCCGGGCTCGGAGATCGACTGCATTGTAAAGGAGTATCACCCCCGTACCGGTGAACTGATTGTTTCCGCGAAAGAAACGGAAGTCAACCCCTTCTTTGGTGCGGAGGAGCGTCACCCTGTAGGCTCCCGCCGCTTTGCGATGATCTCCGGAAAATATGGCGGCGGCGTGTTCTGCAACCTCCCTGATGGCGTGACCTGTATGTGTAACTACTCCTATCAGCACGAGGATGCGGACTTCATGGTGGGCGAGCACGTCATGCTAATGGTGCAGCGCTACGATCAGGAAAAGCTCCAGATGTACGGCAAGATCATGAGCAAGTGGTGATCTTTCGTAAACGTCTTGGATCTTGAAAGCGACATAAATTTCCTTATAGTTTGCCCCCCGCAAAGAAACATTTATTTATCCGATAGCCGGTGCAGCAGCACCGGCTATCACTTTGAAGGGAGAACTTTATGCGAAAAAAACTATCTGTACTTTGCACGACATTCCTACTGCCCCTGCTGATGACCGTTCCAACGTTTGCGGCGGACAGTTCTTTTTCCGATGTTGCCCCGGACGCACCCTATGCTGAAAGCATCGCCTATCTGGTAGAGCATGGCATTACCAACGGCACCGGCGCGGACACCTTCTCCCCGGACGCACCCGTGACCGTCCGCCAATGGTCGGTCATGCTATGCCGCGCCTATGGATTGCCCATTGAGGGCGACACATGGGAAGAAATGAGCTACGTCGCCATGGTTGAGGCGTACAGCCACGGCTGGATGTATTCGTCCATCTTCTCGGTTTAGTTCAGAAAAAGTGTCAATCGTAAAAGTTGTGGGGAGACAGGATATTTGAGAAATGCGGGATAGGGCGGGATGAGAGGGGAGACGGCGGGAAAACCCTTGAAATACGCGGGAAACGGCGACTTCCAGCGCGGGACGGAGGCGCGAATTATCAACAATCTTGAGATGAGGATGCGTCGGCGGCGGTCGGCGCTTTTTTCACGCCCACGAGGCCGCACAACGGCGGCGGCGCGGCGAGGCGCACACATACGCAGAATACAAAAAAGCCCCGGAAACGCCCGTATAACGGCATTTCTGAGGCTTTTAGATGGTATGAGCCGCTCGGCCCTGTCCCGGAAGTCACAGCAGCAGACCAAGAGGACGAGAGCTTCGCGGCTCATGCTGCTATTGTAGCAGACGCGGCGGCAGATTGCAAGAGGGGCAAGCGTGCTAACGGAGCGTTAGAGCGTGCGAGTTTTGGGGAAAACGGGGCTTTTCGGCGCGGATCGGCGGGGATTAGGGCGTGCGCTGGCCGTGCGAGGCGTGCGCGGCGGGGCGGCGAAGCGGGGCAAAACAGGCGGCGAGCAATGGGACAAATCTGCAAAACCGATGGGACTGTGTCCCATTGCCCTGTTTTCAAGGGTTTTCGGGCTTTCGACCCTCGTTTTTCGCCGCTTCATCAATGGGACAGAAAACAGATTTACAACTAAATCAAAACAGCGCAAAAAATCAAGCGGTTCCACCTTGGGCTTCAGCGTCCTCGGCGGGGCCGCTTTTTGTTGCGGAGCTGCCGTTGTGATACGTCCAGTAAATAGACTCTTTTTTCCGTTCGACGTGCTTTCGATATTTGAGATGAACGAGGTCAAAAATGTCCTCCCGCTGCTCCTCCGGCAGGAGGCGATACATGGCGATCAGATCGGCCTCCTCGCCCTCCAGCGGCGAGCCGTCGCAGATCAAACCCGCCGTCTTCTGATGGGCGAAGAGGTCGTCGCTCGCTTTTGCGGGGGACGGTTCAATTTCGAGTAAGTAGTCGGCGGACACCTCGAAAATTCGGGCAAGCGAAGCAAGCGCATTATACCCCGGCTTGCTTTTCCCAGTCTCCCAATCGCCGACGTTTCCGGGAGAAACGCCAACTTCTTTCGCAAGCTGGCCTTGGGTAAGGTTCTTTTCAGAGCGTAGTTTTTTTAGTAGGGCACTGAACACAAAAATACCTCCTCGAAATTGCGGGTAATTCACACGCAAAACTATTGACAAACTCGTAAATGCGAGCTATACTAAGTGCGAAAAGTGGTTTATGAATAAAGCAAAATAAATCATAGCACACCCCGACCGAAAAGGAAATAGCAAATCGGCGAACGGTAGAGTAAAAGCGAGCGGCGAGGGTCTTCCCCCCTTACTTCAATTCATTCCCGGCGTTACAAATTGGGCAAAGCACCACACGGCGGACGCCTCGCCGCCGTATGGGAGTACCGCAAGAGCAGCACCGATGCTTCGAAAGTTTACAAACCGAAGCATAGCGAAAGAAGTCGAGAGAGCTTGCGCGGTTGGAATCGGCAGGTGTTGGCGCACCGCAGATCCTTTTAGAGGAAGTCGTTCTGATTCTCATTTCTCAGCGACCCTCGCCGTTCACTTTTACTCTACCACAAACGCCGAGAAAAGGAAAGGAGGCAGATCATGAGACGCGGCAAGAAGCCCACCCGCAAGCAGAAGATCCGGCTCGGGCAAGCGGGCCTCGCCCCGGAGAACTGGCTGGTCGTGAAGCAGAAGGCAAACGGCGAGCTAATCATTCTGAACAAGTACCACGACACGATCCGCGTCATCCCGCCACTGGCCGGATGAGCTTTGCAGGAAGGAGCAGCAGCATGAAGGAGCAACCGCACATCTGCCCGCTGTGTGGGCGAGCATACGACGAGCCGCCCGCGCTGTCGCGAGCGGACAACCAGACGGACATCTGCCCGAGGTGCGGCATGATGGAGGCACTGGCGGCCATGCCGAGGCGGGAAACGCCACAGGATCGGACGCGGCGGGCCGTGTACGCCACGGGCAACCGCTGGGCGATTGAGAACTTTGAAGCGACCCACCACTAAGCCGAAACGCCCGGAAGGGCGTCACCGGGAACTGCCCCACCCGGTCTGAAGATGGCAGGGCAGAAAGGAATGACGGCAGCATGAGAAAGATCAAGAAGATCAACGGCTTCCTCGTGGTCAAGTTCAACGACCGCGAGAAGCGCGAGTACGAGGGCACGGCCCTCGGAGAGTACGGCGTGATCGACGCGGAGGTCTACACGGGCAATCTGGACATCGACCGGGGCGCGATGGAGTACGACGACGCGGACACGCTGGAGGTGGCCGTGGAGCTGGCACGGGGGCTGGAGTCCGAGGAGGACATCACGGACGAGCCGCCCACCTACACCGCCGCCGTGGAAACGAATGAGAGCTATACCGAGGAGGCGGTGGAGCCCGCCGCCCTGATCGAGGGCTGGACGCGCCGCCTTGCCACGCAGGTCAAGAGCAAGCACTACCCCGACACCGACCCGCGCACCGCCGCGCACGAGCTTTACGGCTTCAAGATGGCGCTGCATCAGATCGGCTTCCTGCCGGATAGCGAGGTCATCACCGACCCGGACACCTTCGGCGCGGGACGGCTGGACGGCCCTATGCCGCGCAACCCCGAAGAGCTGCTGGCGTTCGTGTGCGACGAACGGTGCAAGAACCGGGCCGGACACACGCAGGAGGAGCTGGACGCCATTTGCGCGAAGTGCCCGCTGGGACAGCTCTACGAGGACGCGGAGGCACAAGACCTACGCATCCGGGAGCGGAGCGAGCGAGCGCTGCGGGAGCACATCGAGGGCGTGAGGCACGCTGAGGACACCGTGACCGCCCTGCTTGGCGGGCATGAGGCGCTGGCCTACCTTGCGGCGCTGCGGGACGGACAGATCCTGCAGGAGAACGAGTGTGAGCACTATGCGGCGCAGATCGCCGAGGCGGGCGCAGCGTGGGAGACGGTGCTGGAGGGCGTGAGCTTTGAAGACCTCTCCCGGCTGCGGCACCTGCTGCGGGAGGTGGACGAATACATCAAGGACGGCGGCGAGCTGTTCAACGGCTTCCAGCACGAGACAGAGCGCATCCCGGCGCATCGTCTGGAGGAGCTCCACCAGCTCGGGACGGCGCTTCTCGGCGAGTGCCCGGAGAACGACTGCACGATCTACCGCAACGTGTTCCGCATGGCGGTCGACGTCGACGGGCAGATGGGCAAGCTGACGGGCCACGCGAGGGAGACGATGCAGCGGGAGTATGATCGGCTGCTCCGGGAGTTGAACTGCCTCTACACCATGAACCACGCGGTGAAGAGGTACCGGGAGGCGCAGCATGACAGGACTTGAACTGCTCAAGGCCCCGGAGGCCACGGCGGGCGAGATCGCGGATATCATCTCCGCGCCCTGTCCGCCAACTATCCCCGCCCACTGCGACGGCGTGAGCTGCCGGGAATGTTGGCTGACGTGGCTGACGGGCGAGCCGCCCGAAGAGAAAGGGCCGTCCGATGAACAGACGGCCCCGTGCGGAGGGTGCCCCTTACAGGGCAAAAAGCGCGAGCTTATTCAGCTCGGCAGACTTCTCAAAGAGGTCGGGGAATACGTCAACTCCTCTCCTTCTCGTACTTCGCAATCGCGGTAGCTGCAACTACCGCGATCAGCGAGAGAAGGCTCGAGGCGATCTCGGCATCCTCGGAAAACCGCTCCGGGAACCGAGCCTTCACTTCATCGACAACCTCTTTAGAGAATTTCTGCACATCAATCACAGACAACACCCCCTCCCTGGGCAGTGGCCCAGATCCATTATACACGAGCAGGAGGGCAAAGGAAAGGAGCAGCAGAATGTTCAGCACAGAAGACCTCAAGACCGCGATCGGCGCGACCGTCATCGCACGGCGGAACGCGGCAGCGCGGCTGCGGGAGGCGGGCAACCCCCGCGACCCGTTCCGGGCGCTGCCGGGGATGGAGCAGCAATTCTTTGAAGCGGCGCAGAGCGTGCGCAGCTACGACCTCGTTCTCAACTTACTTGAGAGAGAAGTGAAGCGGGAAGCGCGAAAGCGTGCGGGGCGCACGGCACAAAGCGCGGCGGTGTTCCTTATCACGGCGGGGCTCATCATCCTCGCGACGCTGGGCTTCGCGGCGGCGCTGCTGCTGATGCGCTGCCCTGTCCCCGCCGTGAGCGTCACCGCGTTTATAGGCGTGGCAGTCTCGCTGGGCTGGGCGGTCATTCGGA